GCCCGGTCAGACCGACGCCCAGGGTCGCCGAAGTAGTTCCATCCTCGTTGACTAGAACGATGTTACCATCTCGATCAACTGCGACATAGGCGCTCGTCAGCGACGAGTGGCCGAGAAGGGATTTTAGGATGGGGCTAGTCATTACGGAAGTGTTACCGAAATTGTGTATTTGTTGGAAAGGTACTGGAGTACGCCACTGCGTTGTGGGTTTGTCAGCTTGTGGTCGAAAATAATCGCCTCTCCAATCTTACCAGACATACCAACGTTGTTCCCGGTGGCATCGGCGCCAATTCTGGGGGTTGCACTGAATGCGACGGTATTGGTTCCGGTTGTAAACAGTTGCGCGCCGTTTAAAAAATTCGTCCATTCGCTCGATGTAGAAATCGTTTCGTAAATACAAGGGGACGCTAACGAAGCAGTTGGATTAACGGTTGCTTTTCGCGCGGTAGACCCGAAATCGTCAAAGATCGTACCGTCCGAATGCGGGACATGCGAGGCCAGTGCATCCGTACCGATTAGCCACAGTCCGCCCGTGCCATCGCCGGCTGTTGATGGATCTGCGTCCCTTTGCATTACAACGTAGGCATGTCCGGCAGTAAGAGCGGCCAAACTCGGACCGTTCAACCAATCCTTGGTCGCATCCGCCGCCGGATAAGTGAATGTTACAGCTTGTTGGCCCTGCCAACTGACCGGAGTTGCGGGTTGGTTACCCGCAGTCGACTGCGTCCAGTTGCCCAGAGTTCCGCGATTCGGCCAAGTGTAGGTACCGCCACCGGTGGCATCGCTCGCAACCAACCACACAACAAGACCGCCGAGATCCAACGGGTTTGGAATTATAACCGAAGGATGCGCCGTAATCCCTGCCGGAATCCCTTCGCTACCACCGCGCCGATGGATCATGCGTCACCGCTAGACAGACGCATCCATACCGAGGCACCGTTGTCCGAACCATCGCGTGCGAAGTAGATGGCATCGTTCGTACCCGGCACGCGCGGCGCCATCGGCACGAGCACGTCCATGACCTCGCCGTCTCGAAGCAGCCAGCCGAGCGCGGGATCGGGATTACCATTGTTGGCCGCGGCTTCGGCCGCTTCCGGCAATGCCGTCGAAACGTGCGAGAAAAACCAGTAACAATCGGCGCCAATCGCTTTCAGTGTGACGTACTGCCCCTGCCATGCCGCCGGTACCGCATCGCTACGTGCGGCGAGATCGAGGGTGTAACGTCGTACGGTCGACGGGTTGGTACCGTCGCTCGTGGGCGCGCGTACCGCTTGTGCTTTTACTTCTACTGCTGAGCTCATTACTTCTTTTTCCCCCGCACCTTGCCTTTCTTCGCTTTTCTGGCGACGCTAAGGGCGATTGCCACTGCCTGACGCTGCGGTTTTCCCGCGGACATTTCCGTACGAATATTGGCCGATACGGCCGACTTTTTGGCGGACTTGATAAGGGGCATTACAGGCCCCCTTGCCAGACCAAAGAATGCTGGTTAAATGGCCAAAAATGGCCACGATGATTAAGCATGTGTGTAATCGATGCGGAAAAGAATTTTCCCGGCGAAAGGGAGCCGGCGGACCGGGTAAGTTCTGTTCTAGGCGTTGCGTCTGTTTGGCAACCGTCGCCGGAAAGAACAAGAATCGCCAGATTCTGATCTGTCCCGAATGTTCTACCGCTTTCGAAGTTCCGGTATGTGGCGTTCTGAGCAGAGTTACCTGTTCTCGCAAATGCCTTGCTGAGAGACAAATGCGCGAAAGAAAGGGCAAATTCGGAGTCGGAAAAAACAATTCCGGATGGAGGGGAGGAATCCAAACCTACAGAAGACTTAAAAAGTCTAACTGCGAAAGATGTGGTTCTGTGAAGAAACTTCAGGTTCATCATAAGAACGAAGATCGGTACGATAACCGGCTCGAGAACTTGGAAACTTTGTGCTGTCGTTGTCATCGGCAACATCACAATGCCAACAGAAGAGACCCGAAGACAGGTCGGTACATTAGCCTTCCTTCCGACCGGCCGCAGCCATCTTAGCCATGCGTTTATTCCCCCAACGCTTGCGCCCAATATATCCAGCGAGCGCCCCAGGATTCTTCGCGCCCTTCTTCTTCAAGGCGGCGACCAGGTGTTTGTATCTGGCACCGCTTCCGAGTTTTCCGCTTACCTTGTACTCGGACATCAACCAATCTCCCCCGAATCGTCTTCAACTGCATCACCGGCACTCAATTGACTACGAGCCCGGTCGCGCGTCCGTTTCGATGTCTCACGCCTCGGCGGTGTCTGCGGGGCCTGTGCAACCTTCTCGCGCTCTTTGGCCCAAAAGCCTTGGACACTCTTGATGAAGGCCGGCTCCATTGTCGAATCGAGCGGTGCACCCGAAATCAGCGACATCTGGATCCGCGACACGCGCGACGGTTTAAGCCCCCGCTCGGCCATATCCGCGATCTTTGCACCCATCTCGTTCCGTACCTGCTCCTGCAGTGCCGGACGGCGGACCTGGAATACCTCCGCGGTCTCTGGGCCAAGAATACCCTTGCTATTTACGTTCTTAAGTGCGCCCACCGGGTCCCTCAATGCGCTTTCGGCGCGAGTGAACTTTGACGCAGCGGTTATGCTCACGCGAGCCGGGGTGGCGGTATTGGCCAACGTGTCTATACCCTTCTCCTTCCCCTTACCCTTCTTGCCCTTACCGCCGGACGCACCCAACCCCATGGCCTTGGTCGAAAAGACCGAGTTAGTACCAGGGGGTGGAAGTTTATCGGAAAGCCATTTCAGGTCGTCCGCGACCGTTTTACCCGCCGCCCGGCCTAGGTTGGGGTCGAGCACGGTTAGGGGTCTAACCACCTGAGCGGCCTTGGATACGGCTAGTTCGGGGTTGGCCCGGATTTGCTGCGCCGTGTCGCTGCTCTGTTGGTATCTGGTTATGATCTTACCCGTGGCCGTCGGGACCTTCTGGACGAGCTGGGAGGCGCCGGTGGTGAGGGTCTGGCCGACCGAGTTGGCAATCTTGCCGGTGGTGGCGTCTACCCCGCCTTTTACGGACTCGGCCGCGCGGACCAGCAGGGCGGCCGTATTACGGCTTTTAACGGCCCTCCAGGCCAGGTCGGTGGCCAACCCCACCCCGGCCGACATAAGCCCTCCTAGGCCGTGTAGGGCGGCCGTACCGGTGCCTATTCCCACCCTTAGGAGATCGCCCGTACCCAGGGCATCCTTGACGGCCGTGGCGGCGGCACTTTCTTTGAGATCGGTCGCGGCCTTATTCAGACCGAAGTACTTCTGCTTAAGTGCGAGATAGTTGGTCGCAAGGGGAGTATCGCCCGCCAAGGCAGCCCGGTTGACCGCATCGTCTACAATCCCTTCAATACCACCCTTCCCGTCGGTGCCGGTCTCTAGGATCCCTCGGAACTTCTTGTACGCGGTGTCGATCGCCTTGTCTTTCTTCTTATTCCAGACGGCCTGGATTTCGTTATCGAACCGCTGGCGGAAGCCATGTAAGTCCGAAAGAGTGGTTTTTGACTCCAGGTCGGTCTGCCAGTCCTCAAGCTTACGGGCGATCTTGGTATCGGCTTTGATGTTTTTGGCGCGCAGGCCGTCGATTAGTTCTTGGACGTCGGCCTTGATCTTGGTTGTATCGGGCTTGTAGCCCGTTTCGTCGATCTGTTTGATGAGCGAGCCGATCTGCTTGCCCACCCGTTCCCGTGCCGCAACCGCCGCTTCGGCCGATTCCTTTACCGTGTTAAACGGTTTGATGATCCCGGGCTCTTCCTTAATCGTACGGACGATCGAGTCGACGATCTCGGGCGGGTTGTTCTTGACGATCGTCTTGATCTGGGCCTGGGTCATACCCGCGGCCTTCAGGGCGAGTATGTTCGGACTCATATGCGCGGCCGCGACGTCCACGCTCATACGACCAGCGCCGCCTAGGATGCCCCCGAATGCGCCGCCAATTGCCGCACCTTCGCCACCCGCGGCAAGGATCTTTTCAACCGAAAGACTGTGGTCGGGACCGAGTCCACGTACCTGTCGTGCGGTTTCTTCGGCGGCGCTATAGAACCCGCTTTCGGCGGCACCCGTTACGCCGTATTTGGTTGCGGATGCGCCCGCGCGCGTAAGCAGGCCGGTCTCACCGGCGGCACCCGTTACTAGGGTATCAAGACCTGGGATAAATTTGGCTGCCCCGGTAAGTTCGGCGAGCCCTTTAACCGCTCGACCGGTCGCCCCACCCGCACCACCACCGATCAACGCACCGCCGACCGTACCAATGGCGGTCGATACCGGCATTTCCTCTTTGAGGACTTCGATGTCCCGTGCCATCTGGGGGGCGACTACGGCGCGCGCTACGCTCGTTTGTCCGAACGTGCCTACGTCGGCGGCCTGGGTCGCACCGGCTGCAATGCCCGCGAGAATTGGGTGTTCTTCGGCTGCTTCGTGTAGGGCCCGCGCACGCTGGGTCTCAACCGAAGCCGGCAACCAGCCTTCGCCGCTATCCAACGCCTCTTGTGCGCTTTGGGAAGGTACCTTCCAGATGGTCCCATCGGGGGCCATCATCGGAACGATCGAATCTTTTTGAAACCGCGCCGTACCCTGGCTTAGGTGGGTCGAGATTTGGTCTTCGGGTATCTCTACGCCGTTCGGATCGTAGACCTTTAGCGGGATAATCGGTTCCGCCATATTATTCTGGCTTAGGTGCCGGCTTTACCGGTACGGCGCCCGCGGGGATTTTGAATTGTTTTTCGCCCGGCGGAGGCCCCACCGGAACCGCATAGGCGTCGTCTTCGGTTCTAAGCTGGGCGCGAATATCGCGGATGCGCTGGTCGATGAGATTGATACCTTCGTTCCACTGCGCCTCTTCGTTAACAAAGTTAATGAAGTCCGTGGCCGATTTACCGGTCATGGAAGAAAGGCGCTCTGCTTCTTCCTTCTGAATGGCATCGCCAACGATTGCGTTTTTCGCGTTTGAGAGCGCGTTTGAGACCTTCGCCGAGATCTGTCCTCTCAGCTTAGTGTTGTAACCAGCGGAGATACCAGTTGGGTCCTTCTTATAGATCTCTTTGATCTCTATAAGGTTCCGCTTCATCTCAACTAGAGCCGGAAATCCGATCGCCCACTTGTCGGCGCGCTCCTTGTTCGGTGCATAAAGTCTGAGCCCAGTTTCGGGATCTCTTAGCGAAGTCTGATTTACTTGGAACTGCAGCTTCTGGGCCTGCTGACGCATTGCCGCCTCTTCTTTCGTTGCAGGCATGCTGGCGTTCGGATCTGCCCAGAGGTTTACGGCCTGTGCCGTACTGATTCCCCACACGTCTCCAACCTTCTTGAAGACCATCAATTGTTCGGCTTTGTTCCGAGGCCCGATGTGGACCATGCCACCGGCCAGTGCAGTTTGGTGCTTGAAGAGTTCGCGCAGGGCGCCACCTTCGAGCTGTGCTGCCTTTGATCTCCAATCGGCGGCATCGAGACTGAACTTGGCCGCGATCTCTTCGCCCTTCGCCAGCGCGTCGGCACTGCCCATTTCGGCTGCGAGCCGACGGGTTTCCGCCGCCATACTTTCCATAAGCAACGCGCGGGTAGCATGCTCAGAGGCCTCGGGCGATAGGTACATCTGGCGCATCTGGGCCAGCGTGTTCGTCGCCGCTTCGGTCGACGATTTCATGGCGTCGAGTTCGGACTTTTGGGCCGTCATCTCGTCGTCCATTTCACCGCGAATCATCTGTGCAACAGTATCCGGTGTACCGGTCAGCGCCGAACCAAATGCACCAAGTGCAAGCCCAATCCGGGTCAGCATCGTTCCAAATGCACCTTTCTTTCGCCAGTAAGCGTCGGGGTCGATCTTGAAGGTACGAATTGCCTCGGATTGCTTATCGATCGCATCGATCTTCGGCTTAAGCGCCGCATCGCGCCGGTCGTCGAGAAGTTTGATATCGTCGAGTTGTTTCTTGGCTGCATCGCGCTGTTTCTCATACCCAAGCGCAAGTTGTGTCTGTGCGTCCGACAGGGCCGCGGCATTGGTACGCGCCGTATCGATCGCATTCTGATACGCCATCGCCTGCCCGAGCTTGACGTCTTCTGGTAATGGGCGTTGGCGTTCGACCGAGAAGCTTTGAAGTACGTCGCCTTCCTTTCGTCCCGGCGAGTAGACGTTCCGACCGGTCAGCGCCTCATTTACGACGTCGCGATGCATCTCCGACGCCAAGTCCGGCCCTCCGGCTCCGACTTGTGCACCCATCTTACCCGAGACAGTCGGCGGTGCAGCCGGTGCACTCGGTTGAGTAACCTCTACGCCGTATGGGTTAGGATTGTTGAATCTTTGCTCGGCCCACTTCGGCATTTTTTGCGAACCAGCCGAAGACGGAGCACCACTAAACAACGGTTGATCTCCGCCTTCAACGCTCGTAATTTGCGGCAGGTCGCTAGCGTTGCGAGGTGGGAGCGGGCGTACGTCTAGCTTGAACGGCGAAGCGGCTTGCGGCGGATTAGATGCCAGCTCGGGTGATTCTGGTTCTGGTATGACCGGTGGGCTAACCGGATTATACAGACTCGGCGCGGGCTCCGGCGGTGGTTCGGGTGCAGCTTGGGCGACCGTGCGACCCGCTGAGGCAAGTTGCGATATTACATCCGACGGAACCCATTCCGGCGGTACATCGTTTGCTATTTCATTGCCATCGGCATCCGTTACTTGAAACGTGCCGTTGGGATTGGGGATAAACGCCATGCTCCCTTCTGGGCTTTAGTAAGCCCGCTTCATGCGTACGTCGGAACCGACATCGTTCGCCGGTGGTCCGAACTGTGCCGCCTCGGGACGCGGCATCTCGCTCTTCAATGCACGTATCGCATCGATGATGTCTTGGTCAGTTGCCTTATCCTTCGGCTTGGCTTTGGACGCACCCTTCTCCTTCAGTGCGGCCATCTTTTCGAACTCGCCGAGCCGGCGTGCAAGGTCCGAAATCATCGCCGTGTTGGTCATGGTGAGCTGGCCCGCATCGACACGCTTTAGCCCGTCAGGACCCGTTTGTACCGTCGGTGCCGTTGCCGGTACCCGTTCGAGGTCCTGTGCCATCACGCCCACGCGCGGGCCTTCGCCGTATTGCTGTGCGTAGGGCTCCTTGTAACGGAACTTGTAGGCCGGGATTTCGGCGGCTTGCTCAGTGAGCGGAAATGATGCAGTCGACGAAGACGCCGGCCCGCCGTAGCTTGCGGTTGAACCGGGCGATACTTCCCCGCGCATCTCACGCCCGCGCGCCTTGATTGAGTCAAGTAGCGGACGCATATCCGTCTTCATACGCTCGTCGCTTTCGACCTGCTTGGCATTAACGTCGCTCATTACGACTTCTTCGATCGGTGGGGCGCTCTGGGTACCGATGCGGTCGGCTTCGATTTGGCGCGCGGCCTGGATGGCCTTGAGATCGCGTTGGCTGTCCTGGAAGTTCTTTTGGAACTGTGCGAGACGCAGGGCATAGTCGGCCGCCGCGGCCTTATGTACCTCGGGGCGATTCTGTGTCTGGTCGAGCGGGGGGATCGTCGTGGTAAAGATCTCGTTTGCAATCGCGGGCGACTTGCGTTCGTACTGTTGAAACTGGGACTCACCTTCCGCGCGCTGTTCGGGGGATAGCGGGGCCGTGCCGGCCGGTGCCATCTGGGCTACGCCGGGCATCGCGCGCTTGAGTAGGGAATTCTCTTTACGCAGGTCCTGGATTTCTGCCTTTGTCGTCTTGTCCGAAAGTTGGCTGCCAAACGCCATCAAACCACCGCCCAACCCCGGTCCGGAATTACGGTCGGCCTTGGCTCCATCCTGGTCGGCGGTGTACGGATTTTGTGACGATGCTTGTTGCTCTTGGATTTTCGAGAGCGCGGCATTATATGCCGAACTGTTTCCGCTGAGTCCGGCCCCGAACCCCATTAGGCCAAGTCCTACCTTCTGTCCGGCGGAAGGTCCTCTCGGACCGCTTGGTGCAGGCGAATTTGGGTAGGGCTGCTCGGGGGCGAAGTCACCCTGTCCGTAATAATCTCCACGCGGATTCGACATTTGGAGCGTTTGCATTCCACCGCCGGTCGTAATCCCGGGCGTACCGCGACTTTCGAGCATTGACGCACGGGCCGGCCCGGGTCGCAGGCCAGTACCTACCGGCTCGATATCCTCCTTATAAGTAATGTCCGAAGGAATGAGTCCACCGGCCATAGTTGCAATTGCGCCGACGCCCCTCTGAGCGTTTGCGGCGTTTTCCGATCCGGCTTTCAATTGTGCCGCCTGGAGTTGGCCGTAGTATGCCAACTGCGCCTTGGCCTCATCGACGGAGTAGCCGCGGGCAAGTAGGTCCTGCATCCGCTGGGCTTGGATGAGGTCCGAGTACTGCTTCTGTGCGGCGATCTGCTCGCCGGCTCTAAGTTGCGCCGCCTGGGCGTTGGTCTGGGTTGCGATGTCGGCCGCATTGCGCTGTGCAAGGGCCTGGTTGGTACCGCGTCCGGACGCAGCCGCCGCCATGGCCGTACGGGCACCCTGGGCCATCTGGGTCTGCGCGACACTTGGCCCCTTCCCTGCAATTTGGTTCTGAAGGGTCTGCCCCAAGCCAAGCTGCTGATTACGACTATCCAGCCCTAACTGGCGTTCCTGATCGGCCCGTGCCGTATCGAGCTGGTGACTCTTCGCCTCATACTGGTTAGTACCGAGAACGAGATCGTCAACCTTTGTATCATCCCAAGTGAAAGCCATTGAGTTATCCCGATTGTGATGCCGGCAACCGGTTCAAGCCAGGTATCATGCCGATCTGGAATGCGAACCCATCGATCGCAAATCCGGGCGTATCCATGTCCTGGCCGATTTCTAGTGCCTGCGGAGAGGTTTCGGTCAGTCTGAGCCTTATTGCCGGGGTTTTCTTACGGGGTACCGTAACCCGAAGCCACTCAACCGCCCCAATGTCTGTAATGCGAACTTCCGGCCAAACCAGGGTAGAACCCCCAGTCTCCTGGTAGCTGTACTTCAGGCCGAGCGTCAGACCGTGTGCCCCAAACCGCTCGAGCAAAACCCCGGCCTTGCGTACCATCTTGTATCCCTGAAGACGACCAAAGCTGATCCAACCGGTTTCGACGTCCAGGCCATAGAACAGCAGGTCGTCGCTATGTACGTTCGCCGCCGCCTGTTGCTCATACAGACAGCCATTCTGGGCCAGATATACGACCTCGCGGTCCAGCCAAGCCGAAATGTCCGACCAGGGGGTCGGGTCGTTGAGTATACCGTCCGAATCCCGCTTCTTGTGGTTCCAGAGGCTCCACATGCCCTGGAGGTAGTTGTAGACGGCCACCGTGCCCGCCGTCCCGGCGCTATCATTAAGGGCAAACATGACCTCCCCGCGACGGGATTCGTTGGCCACCCCCCGGACGATCGGGTAAAGGAGCATCGTGTCCTTTATGGGTTCGCCGATGTAATTGATGTTTTGCTTACGGTCGATCAGGTAGAGTCCGTTGCGGGTTTGGAATATTAACCCCTGGGGTATTTCGATAACCGCGCGCGGGCCGATACACGCCGAGTCGGCGTTGATCTTACGTGGCACGTCAAAGGGCCTACCTTGTCCTGTAACGTCGGGACCGTCGCCGTCTATGGCATAGATACCCCGGCTGCAAAAGACGATTAGGGCGCCTTCCAGGGACCCTAGCGCTACGACTTCTTCGCCTGGGATGCGGAAGGTAAAGGCCAGGGAGAACTCGGCGGGCAATCCGTCTACCCGGGGCTTGCTGTACCAGACGATTTCGGGGTCCATACCACCGGCCAGCCACAGCCGGTCCTTGTGAACGCATATCGCGGTCGCCCCACCGTAGGGCATGTCGTTTTGAAACTCGCCGCTTTCGGTGAAAAGGACTTCGTTGTCGACGTTGTCCTCCCCGGTGTCCGTGTAGGTCAGGTAGTTCAAAGACGTCGGATCGTTAACCAGGGCAGTCGGAGTCTCGGAATACTGGAACAGACGCTGAAACAGGTTACCAGTTGCCTCGCGGGCACGATAAATGGTCATATAGACCTTACCGAGTTCCTCGGCATTCTGGGCGCCGTAGCGCTGGGCTCGCGTCAGAGTCAATGGTTCAAATCGCAGCTCGACTTTGTCCGTTGCATTCGCAACGTTTACGGTCAAAACGTTGCTCTTCAGAAACCGGTGCCGTTGGGTCTGGGCATCGATGTATTCATAAACCACTAGGTATGAGTAATTGCCCGTATCGGCGAATGAACCGCCAAGGGCACTTACAAGTCCAAAGAGAATGGATGCATGGACGGTGCCTACTTCGCGCAGCTTCGCCCCGTCCCATTCGGTTACAACACCGCCCGTGCAATAGGTCGAACCGCCGAACTCGACGTTGCTGTAGCGGCCCAGATGGTCGTAACGAACCTGACAGTCGACCGGGCCGACTCGCACTTCCAGAGGCACATAAATGACGTGCTGGCAGGTATGATATGTACCGTCGATCAAGGCATACGAAGCGGGCTGGCACAGTTGCAGCCCCGTGCTTTGGATGAATGGCGGAGCCGCTGCCTGTGGGAACCCGGTTGTTTCGATCGTGGCACCGGGCAATTCGCTCGCTCGGTACATCCGTTCCGGATAATTCGGAACCGAGATAAGAACCTGGGTGTAAGATTTACCCCCGGTCGTTGCAACGCCGTGTTCGGTAGCTGTCCAGATGTGCTGCCGGTTCCCCTGCACCCAAGGCTTACCGGTTATGTAGATTCGCCGTTTCTGTCGAGGCGTCCCGGACATACCGGAGCGGGTGGCCTGACACCACGCCGTAATCGGAGTTGAATCGGGCGGAGAGACAGACCCGCCGCGTGTATAAGAGGCAAAGAGGGTGTAATCGTCGGTCGAACCGTTCTGAAACTTGCCAATTGCCGTGGCAAGTACCGTTGTAAGCGTCGTAGAATGCCAGATGGTCTTGGCTAGAACCGTAGCCAGGGTGGCTTCGTCGAAAACCGCATACCGGAAAATTCTTACACCGGCAGGACCAACTAACAATCGCGCCCAACTGACTACGATATCTTGGCCGTCGGCGGCGACGATTACGGAAAGATGCGTAACGTCCGCAGTATCGACCGTGGTACTTGCAAACGAAAACCCTCCGGAATAGGTGACCTGTACAAGTTTCAGGTCGTCCGTACCCGCCTGCCGGTACACAAGGGCCCAGCGACTCGTCGTAACCGTAAGCCCGACAGAATCGTGCGCGAGCCAGCCGTCGCTAACGTCCGATACCAAGACTTCTGCGGTCTTGGGGATAGTACCAGCGCCGATTAGGGTAGGAACTTCGGTCGTACAGTCGACTATGATGCCACGGATTTCGTTATTAACGGCGACTATGCTTCCGCTCCAGGTTACCAGAACCATATCACCACTTGCGGCGGCTCGTACATAACCTGCGTTGTTATTTCCAAGAAGGATTTGTTCTTCAAGTACGACCGACCCGCTCGAAACCTCGACTACGCGGACAGATGCACCGGCCTTGCCGCCACCCGAGCCGGGGCGCCCAAGTATGCCGTAAACTAGGAAGCCATTGGTTGTAACCGCTACATCGGCGAAGACATCCCGCGTTAGGTCATTGTTAACCGTAGTAGCCCGCACCGTCGCCGTGGGGATAGGCGGCATTCCGCCCGGCGGAAGCTGCGGATAGTCACCGTTGATCTCGTTAATCTGGTGGACCGCAACGGAATCTTCCGGATCGAATACGAAGATCTGATTACGCCAACGCGCCAGGCGGTCGCCCTTCGGGAAATCGTTTGCGAATGAACTTACACGACGACGGATGCCTGGGCGCTTGCGGATCGTACCCGGTTTGACGTAGTCGCCGTTTATAACGGAAACGAACTTGCCGGGCGGTAGAATGCGTTTGTCTACGCCTTCGTCGTGCCCGCCAATTGGCAGTTCAATTTCTGACCACTGCACGTCGTTCATGGTCGCCAGCACCATATAGTTGCGACGCACTCGGCGTTGGCCACAAGCCTTATGAACTTGTCGGATGTTTTAGGTGCCACGACCGCGGCCTGGACTACGACCGGAAACGTTCCAGCGGTCGTCAAGAGTCCGACGATCGCAGCCTTGCACTCACCACCCAACCGGTGAGCGAGGGTTTGATCCAACGTGCTAGCGGTGAAGGTTACGACCTTCTTTCTGATGTCCGCGTCGGTAGATCCAGACAGCAACTGACCTTCGGTATAATACGTGGTCGGTATATCGCCGATTGCGTCGGAAACCGCGTCGTTGTTCTTGGTCGCGGCTTCGTCGTCCAGGGCTACGCTGCGCACCGTCCGTAGCGGCGGACGCTTCAAACCATGCTGGTGGCCGGTTGCACCACTAGCCATGGGTTAGAACAGTCTCCCCGTGCGATAGTTGGCCGTACGCCACGGCTGCGGCGCATCGATCGTACGATGCGGGTTGGCACGGTCGAACGTTGCACCCCAGTCCTCGATGCGACGTTGGATCATCGCGCGCTCGCGTTCCATGCGTCCCGTGTCGCGGTCTTCCTTATCCTTGATACGGATGCACGACTCTACGACGATGTAATCCGCAAACGGGATTGATACCGGGTCGGCATCGTCGTCATACGTCGGTGGAACCGTATGGTAGACGAGGTTTATGGTGGTGACCGTATCGGGTGGCGGATCGAACCGAATGCGCCATATCGAATCGGCACTGAGTGAGAGCTCATAGCGCGGTAGACATCCCGGTCCCCATCCCTGTCCAGCCGATGCCGACTGAATGATTACGTCCGCTTCCTCAAACGGCGAAAGCGGATACTCGAGATCGTCGATCGCCCAACCCATCCGCACGAGGCGGTAGAAGTTCGACGTCGGAATCGTGTAGGTCGAGGTGCCGGCTACGGTCGAGAACGTTGCTCGCTCGATCGCGTAGTTCGTGTTGGCGGCCGAGATTAGCAGGTCGTGGAGGACCGCCGCACTGTCATTTATATGGCCCTCGAGCTCTACGTCCCCCTCGAAAAAAGTATTTTCAAGGTCGCAGCGCTGTCGGATCTGTTGTTTGAGCTGTGCGCGGGAATAGGCCACTACGTAACCTCAGGAGGGGTTACGGCGCCCCCCTCTTCATCAGAATCGCGATACCCGACGGTTTCTTTTCTTCCGCCGGTTCTTCTTCGTCCGAGCCGCCTTCCATCTCTTCGCGGGCAAGGCTGCAGATCACGTCGCGCAGGCGCATTGCTTTGTCCGAATCGAGCCCGAGGATGTCCCCGAGCTCGTCGGCAAGTGCGTCGTACGAAGTACCTTCGTCGGCTTGATCGGTATCCGGCTTCTCTTCCGGTTCCGGTTTTTCTCTAGAAAGCAAAGCCATCTAGATTACGCCTGGAAGGAGTCGTCGAAGACGCAGGAGAAGTGAATGCGGTTGTTGGCGTCGGCTGCGACGTCTGCAACTGCGGCGCCAGAAGCGTCCCATACACGGACCGTCAGGGTCCGCGATGCGGCGGTGTACGTTCCAACTTGGAGGTACTTGTCGTCGCCGGAGGCAAGCTGCAACGAAACCGTTACCGACTGAAGCCGACGGTAGGTGTTCGCGAAGGTGATCGTGAACAATCCGGTCGACGTCCAGGCGACGGTGAAGCCGTAGCCGTAGGTGTCTGCCGCAACGAGCGTGGAGCCACCGTTCGGCGCCCAGCTACCCGAGACCAGGCGCTTCTTACGCCCGATCGTTTCCATAAAATCAAAGTTACGTTCCGCCATGGTGGCCTATTCGGTCCTCTCTTTTCGGGGACCCTTGTTGGTCCTTACACAGGTAAGGAAGCGGGGGTCCGAAGACCCCCTGGTTATGGATTACAGAGCCTTGAGAATGACCGTGTAGTGACAGTCCGGAAGCTGCGTGCCGGTCGAAGCCTTGGCGCGGGTAAGCGTCAGGGTTCCGTCAGCCGGAACAACGCGGTTCGCCAGGGTGACCGAAAGCGTCGCTGCGTACTTCTTGTGCGCCACGGTCGTTCCGATTCCGGCGTTCGCCACGGTATTGGTCGTAAGGGTCGCCGCCGTAAGGTTACTTACGCCGAGCGAGTCGCGGCTGGTGAAGGTGTCGGTCGCGTAAACCGAGGTGCTTTCCGTAATCGCCGTGTCCGAACGGAACTGGATCTCTACGACCTCTGCCCCGTTGGGGAACTGCGATGCCGGAACGGCAACTACGGTCTTTTCGCCGATGACGTCGGCCGCTGCGCCTTCCGCCACTGTGTCGACCTGGTACGGGGTACGTACGAGGGCTCGTTCTGCGACATCCTTACCGGTTACGGTAGCGGACGGGTCGGTAACGTCGTGGTTTGCCGCGCGTGCGCGTTGTGCAAGTTCGCTATAAGCAGTCATGTTAGTCCTCTAAAGTCCTATTAGGCTGCCGACGGCAGGGTGATGTTGACGTTTGCGCCTGGGTCGGTGCAAACCATCTGGAGGTATCCACCCACACGGAGTTCGTCCGCGTCTGCGTTCGCCTCGCGGAGGGTCTCTTGACCGTCGCGGTTAAGCACCTTCGGCACGTCGCCGATCGACCAGATTTCCCAGGTGTCCTGGGTAAGCATCCAGGCCTTGTAACGGGGGCAACACGGGTCGCTCATGATCGAGAGCGTTCCGGCTGCGCCGTACAGGGACAGACCCTTAAAGCCGATTGCCGGCTTGTCGGTCGGGATTTGAATCTCGGACTTGCTGCCAACCTGGTTGATCAGGTTGGCCATGTCCAAGGGGTTAAGCACCACGAGGTCGGGGTCTTTTCCGAAGTCGTAGGCAAGCGCCGAAGCGGCCACCAAGATTTCTTGGATGGTTCCACCCGCCGAGGCGTCGTAACGGATACCCGCTAGACGGTCGGGGTCTGCGCTGCGGTCGACACCGAAGAACGAGTCACCACCGGTCGGAGCGGTGCTTGGGCACCATGCTTCAAAGCCCTTGATGACGTTTCCGAAGTCGCCGTCGCGGAACAGGTAGTCACTGTCCGCAATCGCCGGGATCAGGGTGTTCCACGCCGCCGAGGTGGTCAGCGTCTTGGCTACACGGTTGACGGCCGTGATCATCGCCTTGCCCGGGTTTACCGAGCCGCTGGTGCCGTCGGTCGAAGCCGACTGGATCCACATCCCGCGCTCGAAGCCCTGCATCGAGCTGTCCGAGGTAAGGGTTACGGTTACGGTACCGGTACCCGAGGCGCTTGAAAGCAAGCGGCCACGTGCGCCACCGCCGTTGCGGAAGAGCTGGAAGCCCACCGAACGGGAGATGTTATAAAGCGCGTCGTCCATCGCGACTTTGAAGCCGCTGGCAACCGCATTCGGACGGCCCTGCGAAGCTTCCATGAACTCACCGTCGAGGGACGCCAAGGCGTATTCCTTCGTACGGGTGATGAACGGACGCTTAAACGAAGCCGCACCCTTGTTGGCCTGTGCGTTTGCGAAGACGCTGGAAGCGCCACCGCCGGTTGAATACTTCCACACGAGGAACTCACCCTCGGCTCGGAAGTCCTTCATCTTCCCCAGCACGCCGTACGTGGGGACCTTCTTGTAGAGCATTTCCTCTAGGCCATTCGGATAAAGCCGCTTAAGCAGCTCGACGGCCGTGGACATACTGAAACTAGACATTCCTGGACACGCCCTGTTTTGGGCCCTGGGCTAGGCACTAGGAGACGGTTTTCGCGCGTGGTTAAGGTCCGCTTGCGCGTTTGGCGGCTCCCGGAGTCCGGGGATTGCCTAAGTATTTAAGGTCCCTTAGGCGGACCGAGTGTCGTTTTAGAAGCCTTTCGACTTCAGGAAATCCCCAGCGTCGTTAATCAGGTCCCGATCGCGGAGACGTTTGCCCGAGGTTCCTGGCCCCGTTTGGGCGGTAAGCGCATTGGTAATGGCTTTCGGCCCGCTCGAGCTTTTTTGAAGAGACTCGGGACTCTTACTCACCGGGGGTGCCGGCGGAGGGGCGGCAGTTGTCGCCTCAGGTGCAGATTTGGTCTTAGATAGGTGCGGCTGCAAGCGCTCGTACCTAGAGTTGAACTCTTGCTCGTGGAGAACGTCTAGATGTTCAAGGATTGCCTCGGGGTCGGGGTCATACCCAAGCCGGGCCTGTTCGTTGGCAACCTCTAGGTACTTCTCAACGATCTTCTCGGGCTTCTCGGCGGCGATGTATGGGAACTTGTCCGCTTTCTCGTTGACCAGGTTGAGGGCGGTCTGGGCTATCGTATGAAGGATCGCGTTGTCCTCGTACTCGAGCTCCCGGCGTTCGCGCTCGGTAAGCTTTTCTTTGGCTTCGGAGGCTTCCTTGCGGGCGGCCTTAACCTCATCCTCAAATGCCTTGAGCTTGTCTTCCGAAGCCTTGATAAGTTTCAAGATCTTAGGGTCAAGTTCGGCCGTATCGTCTTGGCCTTCGGTCTTCTGTTCCTGCTTATAACCGGCTTGCTGCCACAGGGCTGCCCGCAGGATGTCATTGGCCGACTTACCGCGGCGTTCGGCCGCAAGCTTGATCAGGGCCATCTCGTCGAGCTCGTCGAGCTTCTCCAGGGCGGCGATCTTCTCTTCCCGGGACATAAACTCGGCTTCTTTGAGGCCGATAATCTCGGTTACCTTACGTTCGGCTGCCTCTACGGCCTTCATGCGCCGGGTTAGGGCGGCGTGTTGGTTGGCATAACCCTTCGCATCAAACTTGGGCTTGGCCGGCTTCTCGGGCTCGGGCTTGGCCGGTTCGGGTGCCTTTTCGGGCTCCGCCGTGGCTTCGGTCGTCCCTTCGGCCGGTTCCGTTCCCTCGGCTTCCTCTTCCGTCACCCGGGTGGCATCCGCTTCGGGTTCGTGTTGAAGGTCGGCGGCCACGGCACCCATAAGGCCCGTTTCGGTGGGCGGCTTACCCGATTCCACTGCATCGGACGGCGCCGGCGTGGGGGTGGGGTTGGAAAGGACGGTTGCGGCCGCGTTGATGAGGTCTGAACGTGCTGACATATGGTTCTACTGGATCAACCCAACCCGGTTGGATTGGGGGGTAGTGTTGGAGGACCTGCGGGGGCCACGGGGGGCGCCCCGGTGCCGGCTAGGACGTCGGTGGGAAGTGGTTGGGGTGGCATGCCCGGGAGTGCCTCGGGCGGCATTAGGGCGCCGCCTGGGGCCATTGCTTCGGGTCCAGGAGGGAGGGCCGGTGGTACCGCTTCCGGCGGGGGTAGCTGGCCCGTATTGGCCTCGGTCGTGCCGTATGGGTCCCGAATCATCTTTTCACACATCGCCGTCCATTCGGCGAGTAGCTCAAGGCGGTCGGACGGGGCATCTTCGTAAAGCTGCGCCTCGAGTAGGTTCTGCAGACCAAGCTTCATGGCGAGCTCAAGGTCCCAGAAGGGCTCGGGCTGTACCCATATACCCTCGCCGAGGATCTTCTTCTCGATGACCATTTCGAGTAGCTCGCGATGTGCCATCGACTTACGCTTGTGGCGCTTAAGGTCGGGCAGATCGAGCAGGTCGCGGATTTCTTCGGGATCCGTGATCGCGCCCAGGTCCCGCAGGTCGAAGATGTCTTCGATGCGACCCGACACCGTCGCCGAAAGCGAGGATGCGGGGACGATCTGGATACGGAACGAGTCGGACGGCATATTGGCGTCCTTCCACGAAATCCGATCGATTTTGCCGCGTCCGATGACGGTTACGGCCTGGTCGGCATATTCCTTGCCCAGCTCCTCTTGCTCTTCGATGAGCAGATGGGCACAGTCGAGAACCAGTCGCTCGTAGCTACGGATGAGATCGACCAGGAGTTCGGACTCAAGGTCGGTGTAGGTACGAAGGGCGCGACCGGAATTAAGGCCGGCGGGCTTGATTGCCTGTGCGGTTAGCTGGGAGACGCCGCGGGCTTCAAACATGCCCTTCTTGACTGTCTCCGCATGGCGCCACAACTCTGCGGGAACTGCCTGGGGTGTGACGAGCTCGGGTTTGTTACCCGAATACTCGACGATGCGGCCGATCAGGTTCGAGATATGAGACTTAACTACCTTGGAACCGCGCTCAACCAACCAGAACGGCACCGACAGAAGTCGGATCATCTCTTGGCGGGATGCAATCGTGCGGTTGTGCTCGAGCTGCGCGCCGGCAAGGTCTTCGCCTATACCGATACCCCAGAACCCCATCGGCCGGCGCTCGCCATGGATAAAGGCACATGGGAAATGATCACGCTTCCACTTCTCGCGGAAGATGACGCCACCCTGTACTGCCATCGTACGGTCGCCGTCATCGGAATTTTTGCTCGATGGGAGGTGGATCGCTTCGACGCAAAGAATGCGATTATTGTCCAGATCGTCATCCCATCGACCAAGTGCGTCGCCCCATTCCTTCTGGGCACTGGCCGGGTCGGCCTTGAGGATTATCTCTTCGGCATCTGGAAATGTTGCGGCGAGCACATCGCGGTCGACCACACGGACGAAGTAAATCGAACGGGGCGTGCCATAACGAGCATCGCCATCGTCCACGAAAACTTCGTAGGCTGGAATTACTTCAAGCCAGGCGCCCTTTTCGGGGTCGCCATATGACCTTACAATCCCCGTGCCAAGGATAAGGGCCTGTAGGATCGCCATTGGGAAGATGTCCCAATCGGCCCGAATCTCAGCAAGCTTACCATTTACCCAAATATCTAGGAGCTCGGCGCGATGCTTCTCCGTCCACGATGCACCATCCGTAAGAATTACTGGGCGCGGACGGTGCCGGCATACCTTGGAATGCAGGGTGCGGACGATCGCACGAATGACATTTTCGCCCTGGCGCGACTGGAGAATGTCTTCGCTTTCGTAGGTACCGTCGTTGCTGCGGTAGCCAACGTACTTACAATCGGCGTATAGACGCAGCGAAAGGTCGTCCGAGCGTAGTCTCCACGATTGACGGTCTCGGATACGCTTGAGGGTGGACCACAGCGAATCCGCGGGATCTTCCTCAAGCCACCATTTAACCGAACTCTTATCCCAGCTTGCTTGGTCTCTCATAGGTTAAGCAAGCGGCGATCTTCACCCGCTTTCTCGGCTTGGCGACGGCGGTCGGCATCGCGTTCGACTAGGTCGGTTTCTTCGACATCGGGCGCCAGCGGCACCAACCCCTCAAGGGTTACGCCAGATGGGCCTACATGTACGCTTCCGACGCGGTATCGGTGCTTCTTAGCCACCTTAAGCAGCGCATCGATCTGCGAGACTTCTACGTCACTCACGCCTTCTTTCCCCATTGAATGTTCGCGTCTGCTACCCAGTAGGACTGTCCGTCCTCGCCGTGGATGTCGAAACCGCCGTTTGGATCCCTGCGGATTGCGACACAGCCGCCCATTCCGACCTTCACCGTGTGGGGTGGGTGGTCGTTGAGGTGGGTTTTTTCCTTTACCCGAAAGGCTCGGCAGGGCCGGGATAGCGTAAGTTCGACGAAATCCGTCTCAGGCACGTATTGCGACTGCAATCTTGTGGATTACAGCCAGAGCGGACTTTGGACCTATGGGACCATGCCGGCAAGCGTGGGTTCCCTAGACAAGCCCAAGCCGATGATTAAGCGTAATGGAATGAAACTTGCTGTTTGCCTGATTTCGCTGGTTTTGGTCGCCTGCGGCGGCACATCGCGGATATCCACCCCAGAGGGGGGATCCGGATATAGGGTCAAATGCAAAACGGACCGTGGCGCCTGCCTGGCCGAAGCCGGCGAGGTCTGCAACGGCCCCTACTACGTCATAAACGAGGACCAGCACAGCGGCGGCATCTTCGGAGACCTATTACCCGGGCCGGTGACCTGGTGGTCCATTACGGTCGGTTGTGGGAGAGCACCCTACGGGTACACCGGCTCAAGCCGTTCTTACGCACCCCGAACCGAAAATCCATTTGAGACAATGGGCAATTCCCTACAAGAAGGCGCCCGAGCCGGGGCCGGCAAACGCTGTCACGAAGACGGCGATTGCGAAACCGGATATATTTGTCATCGCGCATACGGCACTTACAAGGCCATATGCGTCCCCGGATAGAGGACGAGGCGGCGCTTACGCGGTTCTGGGCAACTTGTATGGAAATATCTTGACCGGGATGCCGGATCTAACTGCGCGGGTAAACATGTCCTGGGTGCCCTTCGAGGTGCCATCCCAAAAGGCCAAGCATAGGTCGGCACCCGCGTCGGCCATCGCTTGATTACGGATTGGGCCGGCCTTACGACCGTGGGTCGCCCAATCGGCGGGATGGGGTTCCTCTTTGACGACGGGAATGAGCCGGTTGTTTCGCCGCTCGGCGGTAATCTTCTTTACCCAATCGCTTGCGTGCTTATCCACGCCCGTTGGGCAGGCGCCGTGGACGATTATGAGCGCGTATGCGTAATTGAATGCAAGGCGTTCGAGCTCGAATACCACCGACGAAACGTCCGGCCAGTCACGACCTCCACAAACGATCACCCTCATCGGTCGTATCCGCGCATCTTCGGTAGCCCGTCGACCATCTCCCAGTCAACCGAACTGCGTTCAAAGCAGTCGAAGATCTCAACGTAATCATCGGTCCGTTGGGCCTGCCGTGCGGCGTCGAAGGCCTCTTCGAGCGTATCGGAATTGTTTACGATGTCGCTCAGACCACCGCCCGGATAGTATTGGCTGTAGGCGAAGACGATGTAGCGCTTGTAGGGTTCCTGGACGCTCATTTATCCACCCGGGCGCAAAGTCGCTCGAGTTCGGGGAGAAGTTTACGGATCTCGCGGGCACAATCGCGCAGGCTTTCCCCGGGCGGGGCGACCGGAGCATTGGCATTATTACCGGTTACGGATCGATCTAGAAATTGAACCGCGCAGACCACATAACTAAGAGCTTTGTTTGCCCTGTCCAAAGGAATGTAATCGGAGTCGCGCGAGCCGGCGTACGGGTCTTGCTTGGGTAGTTCGACAGACGTAGCTACGATTTGACCGATGTATTTGTCCATCTTGGTCATCGTCTTGGCACGTTCGTAAGAACATTGCCGCACAATAACGTACCGGGCGTCGATGTTGCGATTGATTGATTCGATCAAACACCCCTTCGGAACCAGGCACATACTGGCCTCGCCAAGGTATAGAGCCAGCATGCCTCTGGCGGCAGATTCATCGACCAAGGGCCGGTCGTCGGCATCGGCCGGCGTGTAAACACGCACTGAATGGTAGTCTGGCGATTCAAACACCCATACATGATCGCCAAGTCGCCCATTTCGTGTCGGTACGGCCCTCAAATCGGCATGCCAATTGCTCATCCTTCAATCCTCCAACTCGTCGAAAATGTACTTAAACCGGTTTTGCTGTTCCGTCTTGAGCTTGGTAACGGCTTTAACCTGCGTCAGGGCCTCCGCTTCGCGCGTAAGGCGCCTAATCCGTCGTAGCTCCTTGTGCATCCACAGGATACAGGCCGGGTCGGTCATGGTGACGATGTCCAGCCGCCATCTAGAATCGTGCTTTGGAACATTGTGGATTTGCCACCCGGTCCCGTTGTCCGTCCGACGGAACTCGACAAAATCGCCGGGCTTGATCACGTATGTAACCCCGAGCCGGGCAAAGCCGATGGTAACGGGCTTCTCGACCATGGCCAAGAACCCGAACTCCTTAAGCTTGGCCACCTTCTTGGCTTGCTTGCTGCGCTTTGCGGACTCTTTGGAGGTAAGCCGGGCGTCCCGCACCTTTGGCCCCGTTACCCCAACCGGCTCATAATTGGCGCAGTTGAAGCAGAGATTGGCGTCGGTGATATTAAGGTCGACGTAGACGTCGCAGATCCAAGGACCCGACTCGACGCGGTCGCGGCTACCGCAGATCTCGCAGACGCCCCGCTGCGGGGGCTTGGCACCCATTAGGTCGACGAGTTCGGCGTGGATACGGGGGACTTCGCCGGCTAAGACCCTAGAGGATGCGTATTCAATTCCTACCCCAACGAAGACCCACTCGCCCGGTAAGTAACCGCTGTACCCGGGTCGCGAACTGCAGGGGAAGAATTCGTACTCCCTGCCCTGGTCGATGTGTAGATCAATCCAGGGGCCGTGACCCAAATTCATCTCGCGTTTGATCTTGCAGGCCCCCGGGGCCCGAAACCTTAACGGCGGAAGGTCACCCTTCGATTTCGACGTCGATTTCAACATCGGTGGACCCGTCGTTCTTTGCCACGGCCAGATCACGCTGGCGCATTGCTTCATCCCAGTTGGCCACCGCCGAGGCGTAGTGTAGCGCAGCGGTCTCAGCCCCGAAGGCTTCAATCTCGGCCGCCAGGGCGTCCATAAAGCCCTCCCATTCGTTTGTATCGCCGATGGCGGGCATACGGGCTACGTCGCGAAGGGCCCTATTATCGGCACGTAGGCGGTCTAGCTCGCGGCCCATCTCGAACACGGCGGCTTCCCACCCACGGATGAAGGCGGTCTTACGGCAGAAGCCTTCCGACGCCTCGGGTTTTAGGTACCACTCTTCGAAAGCGGCTTCCTGCTCTGGCGTACCCTTCGGGTCGTAGTCTTTGAGGCCGATCATTTCTTGTATCTCCGATAGACGACTCCTGATTTGTCGCGGCTTGCAAAGCCGAGCTTTATCAGAGAATCATCACAGTACATTTGATACTGGTTGAAATCGTACTTCCAGGTCTCATCCCAAAGACTCTGTGCGAGATCGACAACCCAGGATTCTTCACAATGCTTGGCGAGCTCGTCGAACATGAGCCCAAACAACGCCGCCGAGGTCCGATCGGCCATTACGACTTCCTCGTCTTGGTCTTACTGCGGGGACGCTTGGTTGGGAGCAGTGGATCTTGGGATGCAAGGTACTTACCGGCGTCCTGAATAAGCTCCTGGCGGGTTTTGACCACCGGAACGGGCGGATCGACGATCGAGATGCCGCCGAAATCAGGCTTGCGTGGCGGCGTTACCTTGTAACCGTTGGCGCGGAGGGCGGCGACGAACCATTCGGTCGGCATGGCCACCCTTTCGAGGACGAATGTATCCTCGAACTCGCTACTCGGGACCTCGTGGTCGATCCACACGCCCGCATCATCACTATAAAGTGCCACTCCGTTGGGTCCGACCGCGCGCACGGTGCCGTTTTCGTTCTCGACCAGCCAATCCCTGTATTGATAGCGTTTCATTTGTCCTTTCCGTTCAAATCTTCGTCACCCCAGCCAAAAACGAATAGGGCGGCAAGCAACCAGCCAAGCAATACCCAGAATAGGTCCACGCTGGAATCAACCGTGGTCATGATAGTCGCGGTTGCACATGAACCAGACGGCCCACATGGCAAATACGATCAGGGCAATAGCCAGACCGACGTCGAACACGACCAGCCTCAGTGCATCTCGGCCGGATCTAAGTCCGGTTCCGGCTCGACACCGCGGTTTTGCTCGAGTGCAAACGCGGCAAGCGCGGCGTATGCGTTGATTATGCCGATCGCGGTGTTTAGGTCGCGGCGATGGAAGTAGCCGGCGAACTCAAGGGTGAGCACCGACCCCCAAACGAAGCCGAGGAAGACGTCGAGCAGGGTGGGGTTGTCTTTGACGACGATACTTGCCGTCGTGAAGACGAACCCGAAGGCGAGAAAGCCGTACCAGAGGTAGGGGAGAGCGCGCCTGAGAGACTTTTTTAGCTTGTGCTTCATGGTTTCACCCGCTTCAATGCCGCGCTGGCGGCGGCCCGCGTCTTATTTCCGACCAGGCCGTCGAGCGTCAGCCCGTGCTCGCCCTGGAAGAGAACCGTGGCGGTCTCGGTTGCGGGACCGAAGATGCCGTCGCACGCAAGGTGTGCGCCGAGCTGGTTAAGCACCATCTGCCAGGCCTTAACCTCGGGCCCACGGTCGCCGCGGTGTAGGGTCGAAGCCTTGAGGGGGACGATCGAACCGAGGACTTTGCCGACGACGGTCTTGAACGTGGCGGCCGAGCCGGGCATGGGCTCGTTTAGGGCGACGCATTGGGCGCGGACGGCGGCGGAGAGCGCCTTGTAGTGGTTGGCGATCTGCTCGGTGCGGGTGGCACCGAACCCGAGATAGTACGACTGTGCGCGCAAGGCCGCGCTAACCCCGTACAGATCCCCAGCGGTAGCCGGCGCGAGCGCGCCCTTTGGCTTAAACCGCGAGCCGAACGCGATATTGATGAGATCCGCGGCGGCGAGCTCGTCGGTGAGGTATTTCTTGAAGCAAACGCTGTACGTCTTGTTCGTGCCGTCGCCCTGTGGGGCCGAGTCGGTGTAAAGAAACGATGTAGCGGGGTCGCATGGGGGTTTACTGCGGGTTACCGCGCCCCAGTTGCGGGAGCCTACGCCGGCCCCCAGCCATGCCGTCCCGTAGCGGGTCTCGAGCCAGGCAATGCCCTGGGCGGCTTGTGCTTCGTACTGGGTTGGGACTCGTCCGAAAACGGCTACGAAGGCTTCGATGATGATTTGTCTAGCTTGTTTATGGTCCATTGTCCTTTCTGCTCGGACGATCCCCATATCGATTGTTGTAATCGTCCAGAGTTTTTTGGAGGTTTTCGGCCAGGGTCTTTTCGTAGTCGAACTGCAGATCGCAATTCGCGATCATCAATTCCAGCAGTTTCTGCATGCCATAATGGCCATATATGAGCCTGAGAAGCCTTTGTGCGAATTCTTTCGTC